ATGAACAAGATGGTGGATATCGGCAAAACCCTGGTCCGCTGGTCGCAGCTGTTTCCCAACATCACCCGCGTGATCGGCATCACCGCACTGACGATTATGGGCATCGTTGGCGCCATGTCGCTGCTGACATTGGTCGTTGGGATTTCGCGGATGACCTGGCTGGGTCTGGTGTCGGTGTGGAAAGTCGTTCAGTTGCTGAATCTGCGCACCGTTGCCGGCTTCGTGCTGCAGAAACTCGCGATCCTGGCTTACATGGCCGTGATCTACACCCTCAGCGCGGGCCTAGCGTTGGTGCGCGGCGCCATGCTGCTGTGGCAGGGCGCGATCTGGCTGGTCAACGCGGCGCTGCTGGCCAACCCGATGGTATGGATCGTGGTCGGTGTTCTCGCCTTGGTGGCGGTCATTGTTGCGGCCGTCCACTACTGGGACGAATGGACGTCCGCTCTGATGAATACGGCCGCGTTCCAGTTCGTCGCCGACAAGCTCCAGAAACTGGCCGACTGGTTCAACTCTATGGGCGGTTGGTCAGGCATGGCCAAGGCGGCATGGGACAGCATCGTCGGCATTTTTACCAAGGCCGTCAACGGCGTGATCGAGCTGCTCAACAGCATCCCGGGCGTGAACATCGAAGCGCGTTTCGGCGGCATGCCAGAGGTGCCTGGTGTTGACGCTGCCACTAATGCCGCCGACACCGCCAACGCCGCGCAGAAAGCCCAGCAGACCATCAACGCGGCCATTCCCAGCCTTTCACCGGCGCGCCCTGCAGCGGTGCCGCCCGGTGGCCTGCTGACCAGCATCCAGAGCACAAACAGCAGCCAGAACAAGGGCACGCATGTGGAGAACGTGAACATTCATACCAGCAAACCGATGAATCCGCTGGAGGTGGAAAACATGGTCGCTATGGCGGTTGGTGGATGAGCGAGTACGTAGACCTGTTGATCGTCAATAACGACCTGGCACTGGATCCGTCCCGCCAGCCGCTGCTGATCGATGACCGAGCCTGTATCGCCCAGGACATCGCCCACATGATCCGCGACAGCGGGCTGCTGGTGACGTTAGTCGCAGAACGCGATCGGCTGCGTCAGCGCGACTGCATCCAGCAGCTGGAGCTGTTGGTGGAGGATGACCAGCGCCTGGTGCCGGGTACGGCGCGCATCACCCAGCAGGAACCAGGCGTCTACCTGGTCACTGCGAAAACTCTGAAATTTGGTTCGATTGAGGTAAGTCTGTGAGCCAGGTCGACTTTAAAAAAGTGATCGCCGACGCCGGCATCCCGACCACCGAGGCCGCTCTGAAAGCTGCGTGGGAAAAGGAGGTGGAAGCTCAGGGCGCCAAGGTTGCCAACACTAGCAGCTATTCGCCGTTCTGGCGGGTGATGACTGCGCTGGTGACCAAGCCGGTGCTGTGGCTACTGGATTTTATGTGCCTGACGGTGCTGCCCAATTTCTTCGTTAAAACAGCGGTAGACGCTTGGCTGGACACGCTCGCGTGGGCGGTCAACGTCGAGCGCAAAGGCGCCACCAAGGCTCGGGGAAAATTGCTGTTTACCCGGGCTTTGCCGGACGGTGTCCTGGCGCTGGAAAAAGGCATTGTGGTGCAGTCTGCTGCGATCAACGGCAACGTCTACCAGTTGATTACCACGGCGCCGGCGACATTCGTTGCCGGTCAGCTGCAACTGGACGTACCGGTGGAGGCGGTCGATTCCGGCAGTGGGTTCAACCTTGCCCCGGGCTACTACGCTATCTTGCCGGTGCCGGTACCGGGCATCATCCAGGTCGTGAACAAGGACGGTTGGCTGGAGTCACCAGGTGCGGATCCGGAGCCGAACGACCAGCTGCGCTTGCGCGTGCGCAACCAGTTCTCAGCGGTAAACCAATGGCACACCGACGCGGTGTATCGCGCCATGATTTCAGCCTTCCCGGGCGTGCGTCCGGATGGCGTCTATTTCGAGCACGGCGCCCCGCGTGGGCCGGGCAGCGCCAATGCCTTTGTGCTGTTCGATGCGGGCGTGCCGGCGGCGACTTACCTGGAGCAGATCAATTCGCATATCCGCGACCAAGGTAATCACGGCCACGGCGATGATCTGCTCGCCATGGTCATGCCCGAAGTCCCTCTAGACGTGGAAATGACGCTTTGGCCGCAGCCCAACCTGAGCGCCGAGCAGGTCGACACGCTGAAAACTGAGGTCGAGCTGTTCATCCGTGCAGCGTTTCGAGAAAGCACGCCCCGCGACTATCAACCCACGCTGACTTATCCACAGTCGCGTTTCAGCTTCAGTCGACTCGCGGAAGAACTGCACCAGCAGTTCGCCGATATCGCATCACTGCGGTTCACCCCCGGCGTCGACATCACCAGCGGATTGGACATTCCTCGGCTGGCGTCGCTCAAGGTGGATGTGCAATGAACAAACTGAAACTGCCGTTCTGGCTCGGTGGCGCCGAGCTGTCGAAGTTGGTGGCGGCTGCCCAGGCATGGTGGGAAACCGTGACGGGATGGCTGCGCTGGCCTTATTCGCAGATCGATCCCGACACTTGCCACCTGAATATTCTTGAGTTGTGGGCCTGGCAGCGGGACGTGACTCGCTTCAAAGGCGAACCCGAATCCCTGTTTCGGCTGCGCGTGAAATACGCGTTTATCAACTCGGTCGACGCCGGCAGCACCGCCGGTTTGAAACGCATTTTTCTACGCCTCGGTGTGGGTTACGTCGAGATCGAGGAGCGCCAGCCCGATCGGGATTGGGACGTCGTGCTGCTCAAATTCAGCAACGCTCAGCTGTCTCTAAACCCCGAGCTGCTGCGTGTGTTGATCCAGCAATACGGCCGAACGTGTCGGCGCTATGACTTCGTCACCATCACCCCCGTAGGGCTGCAAATCGCCCTGATCGACTTCAACGACGACCAGCAAACGCTGGTCGCCAGCCTGTAGGAGCGCACCGTGAGCGCCAGTATTACCTTGGCCGGCGAAAGCCAAATCGCCCTGAAACAAAGCCTGCAACAGCCACTGATTGTTACCCAGTTCATCTTTGCCAATGTGCCGGGGCTTGACCCAACCAAGCCGCTCGATCGCGCTGCCGGCAAGCCACCCGCTGATCAAATCGTCCACGTCTATACGATTCCGGAAAAGAATGCCGGCTACGTGAACCCGAACCAGGTGGTGTACAGCGCGCAATTGGGATCGGACGTTGGTGATTGGGATTTCAACTGGGTCGGCCTCGAGGACGCCGATGGCATCTTGTTCGCCGCGTCTTCGGTGCCCCTGCAGCAAAAGCGCAGAAACATTCCGCCGGAGCAGATCGGCAACAACGTCACCCGCAATTTCCTGGTGGCCTTTGACGGTGCGATGCAGCTCACCGGCGTAAAGATCGATGCCAGCACTTGGCAGCATGATTTCACGGTGCGCCTTGCCGGCATCGACGAGCGCGAGCGCCTGAGCAATCGCAATCTCTACGGACGAGCCTTCTTTTTCAGTGATTCACTGATGTTCGAAAAAGCGGAGACCGGTTACCAGATCAACGGTGGCACGGCCTACGTCGAGGGCATCCGCGTGGCGATCGCAAAGGCAGAGGCCGTCCAGGAAGTAATCCCAGTAGGCAAGATCTGGTTAGACGTTTGCCTCGAGCGCCAGTTGAACGATCGGGTGGCTGCGTGGAGAGTGGTGTTTGGTGAACAGGCCGACTATACCGACGCCGCTGGTGTGCGCCATTACTGTGTACCACTTGCCGATTTCGTATCGCCAACTAACATCGTGGACTTGCGCGATGCCGAGCCAGTCGGCGGTGCGTTGATCAAATATCTTGCTTCTCGTACCGGCGACTATCCGTTACTGCGCGCCCGGGCTACGACCAAAGCAGACGTCGGACTGGGCAACCTGCCCAACGCCATCAGCGACGATCCGGCCACCAACAGCAGTCAGATCGTGGCGTCTACCGCCGCGCTGAACAAACTGCAGAAACAAGTCGGGGATTCCATGACTGGCATGGTGGCGGGTTTTGCCATCTCTTGGGCGCCTGAAGGATGGCTGAAGTGCAACGGTGCGGCCGTCTCACGCACAACCTATGCGCGACTGTTTGCATTGCTCGGCGCGCACTACGGCGCCGGCGATGGGTCAACGACTTTCAATCTGCCCGACATGCGCGGCTTGTTCCCGAGAGGTTGGGACGACGGTCGCGGTCTCGATGCAGGACGAGCCTTCGGCTCTTATCAGGACATGTTGATTCAATCTCACAACCACGGTGCGTCAGCGGGTGCCGTTGGCGACCACGCCCACTCCGCATGGACGGATGCGCAAGGCGAACACATTCACTCCGCCTGGACCGATGTGCAGGGCAATCACCAACACACCGCCCCCCGCGCGCAAAACAATAACGTCGGTGGCGGTAGTCCTAACTTCACGACCGCAAACCTGCAGAACGGCACCACGGCACCTACCGACTGGGCGGGTGCTCACGCCCACAACATTGGTATGGGCGCTGCCGGCGCCCACGGCCATAACGTGGGGGTAGGCGGGGCGGGGAGTCACAGCCACGCCATCACTGTGGCCGCCGCCGGCGGCGCCGAGACACGTCCACGAAACCTGTCTCTCCTTTTCTGCATCAAGTACTGAGGTCGAGCATGACTGAAAAAATCGTGTACCAAACTGACCACCTTGGCATTTTCATTGGAGCCGTAACGGCTGATGAATCTCCGCTGGAGCCGGGCGTGTATCTGGTTCCTGGTGGTTGCGTCGAAGTGAAGCCTCCTGCAGTACCGGAGCAAAAAGCTGCATGGTGGAACGGCAAGGCCTGGCAGTTGGTGGATTACTTCGGCGGCGTCGTGGTGTACAGCATCGTTACCGGCGAGCCGCGAACGTTGGAAGGCTTCGAAGCGGTGCCAACGGGTTACACCATGAAAAAGCCCGGACCGAATCAGGTCTGGAAAAATGGCGGGTGGGTAGACGATATCGAAGCGGTGTTGGCGGCCCTGCGTGACGAGAAGCTACAAGCGATCGCCACCGGCTGCGCCGCCTACATCGCCGGCGGTTTCACTTCCAGCGCATTGGGCGAGCCGCACCGCTACAGCAGCGCCATCGATGATCAGGTGAATCTCAACGGCCAGGTGCTGTTGGGTCTCGACGACGTCTATGCCTGCTATGACATCGATCAGGTGCTCGCCTTCCGGCCGCACACCATCGCCCAGTTGCAGCAAGTCAGCCTTGATCTGGTCCGGTTCCGTCGAGCCGCGCAGCAGCATGCCGAGACGTTACGCCTGGCTGTGGAAAAGGCGCAAAAAGACAAAGATTTGAAAGCGATGAAAGCCATCCGCTGGACGGCGCCGGCATGACCTGGGCACCGGTGACAATGCGCTGGCCAGAGCAGGCCACACAGTGGCTGGGCGGGCTGTCAGCAGCCAAGGATCTGGCCGGCGGCGAACTGGCCAGCACCGCCCAGCGCCTGGCGGGCCTGAGCGGGCTGGCCAACACCAACCCGGGGCCGGTAGGTGATATGGCCAAAAGCGCGATCGCGGCCGGACGCAAGGCGCTGGCCGAGCAAATGGATCAAGTGCCTGCGTGCCT